CACCAAGCGTGACAGTGACGACAGGAGCGTTAGGCTCAATCTCTTTGACGATGTGCGAATCGGGTGAGCCGCTACCGGTGATGTTGACATTTTGATTGGCGAGTCCTTCCGCAATACCAGTTGCCGTGATTGTGATGATTTTAGTGTTGTCTTCGGGGTTTTCATCTTCCTTAATCGAGCGAATGCGTGTACGACTCATCAAGAACAACAGCGATGCAATGCTGGGCGAATCGCCTTCGGTAAGGTTTGTACGCATCTTTGACAGTTGATTTATTCTTGTTCTGTCCGATGGTTGTACATAAATTACCATTGAAGTTTCGTGTGTATCTTCAAGAACATTGTCAATAATGTCAAACATTTCAAAGGTATTGCTTGCATCGCTTGTGGAGCCTTCGTCAAAAACACCAGTGCCAGTGTTAGTGACAGCGGCCCCTTTGACAAACTGTATGCCTGTATCGGTGGTGTTTCTTACAGTATCATTGGATGCTGGCTCAATGCATAATTTGTGGTATGCTGAATCATGTATGCCATTGTTATGTGACGCAGTAAGATATTGAGGGGTGGTACTTCCTTGTGCCGTAGCGTCGTTAGGTGGTGTGTAGTTGACAGGGCAAAGACTGAAATCAACTTCACTGTCAAGTTCATATCCACCAGTGTTGTCACCAACTAAGGAGTGTGATTCTTCTAAATGAACCGACCCTGCAATTTGACCTAAGCCCAAGAATATCATTCCGCCCGGTGAGAAGAGAGTAGTGTCTTTTGATGCATCAGCCAAATCTGCTTCGATAACATCCAGTACCGTAGTTGAACCTGTGAGTACAAAATTACCACTCGGTACAGTCTTTTCAATCATCAAGCAAGGTGTTGTTTTACCCATACTTACACCAGTCAAATCAATAGCATTGTAATGAATTTCAACATACGGTGCAAGGTTGTGGGTGCTTTGAAGAGTAGGAACTTTGAGCAGTGCAATACGACTTACGCTTTCCGGTCGCAAGTGATACAAGCGAGCGTCGTCATTTATGTCACCAAACTCCGGTACTGGTCCTTTCATCATAAAAGGGCGATAATCAAAGTTAGTTCCACCAATAGCGATTGCTTGTTCTTTACTTGCTGGTAGCCCGTTGGTGACTACGAAATCAACGGCACATGAATTATTAAACTTAGCAACATCAACTTGTGTACTTTCTTCATAGAAATCGGACAGTGCGTTCATAGCAAAAAGTCCCGCTATCCCCTTTCCTGTGTTTTCATACACCATTTCAACAATATCTGCTGAACCACCCATCATTTGGTCAATAGCGAGATACGATGGTCTTGGATAACGACGCATGTATTCGTGGCCGTTGATGTGTGAGAACTTGTGCCGCCCACTGTGACCCACTTGGTAAAGCGTGTCGAGTGTAGCGGGCCAAGTGACAGCAAACGGATTGTTTGGTGAGTTGTCCGTTGTAGCCATTTGTGTTGAATATACCAAGCCATGTTGAGCAAAATCACTCTCATCAAGTACCATTTGACCTGTTTTATCAAAGATTTGACTACCGTAGTGTGGGGGTTGGTACGGCCTACCTGTGCCGTTGTCAATCAACAAATCAGCATTTACAATAACAAAGTAATTATCAACATTCGCAGTACGAGAATGAAGAAGACCACGCTTACCACCAGTGCCGACGATAAAATCAATGTGAATACTGCTTACAGTGATTACCCCTGTCGAGCCATTTATTGACTCTATTCTTGCTCTTTCCGGCGGAGATGCGTTTGGTTTTTCCGTATTCCGGTTAATCGCACCGGGGTTAATGAGAAGATTATAAGGAGTATGTGGTATAGCAAGTGTGGCTTCTGTGCCGGGAGTGGTGACAAAATCAGTCACCTTGTAGTTCCCCATACTGTATGGTGTGGCTGTGAATGTAGTAGTGACACTGGTGCTGTCATACGGCTTACCAGTCAAGCGAGCGATAAGGGCTTGAGCATCAGCGGCGGCTACGGTGATTGTGGTTGTGCTACCATCGGCGGCAACGGTGAACGCATTGAACTCGTATGACTCACTCACAATGTCAAGCGGTTCTTCAAAGCGATACATACCAGTTGTTGTATCACCGTTGACAGGCACAGTGCTTTCAGCCATTGCGGAATCAAAATCACTGTTAAAGTGAAGTGCTTCGATAGCACCACGGAACTCTCCGCCTTTTCCTCCAACATACACATGCGCTGTTGAATTGACAATGCTGGAATCTTTTTCAATAATTTCGCTTGCTACCCTATTACCATTGACATACAATGATACAGAACGCTGTGAAACAGCGGCAACAACATGATACAAACCTCGGTGCTTGAAGTTAAGATTGGTAGCATCGTTATGCAATGCGCTACTACCCTCTAAAAAGCGGTTGTAGGTGTCGTGTATGCCCCCAACTTCTTGTGGGGGGTACACTACCCCCTCCCACCGGGTGGAGGTCAATTTAGCGGTGCTTAGGACTACTTTTTGCGTACCGCTTAGGGTTTGAATGAAAACAGTAAATTTGGCTGGACCGGGCGTATCGACTGTACCAAACTCAAGTGTAAACTGGTCATCACGATGAGCAATCACGCCACCGCAATCGGGAACAACCCAAGCCTCGATAGCAAATTGGTCATCGACTAAAGAATTGATAACAGTGATTTCATCACTACCACTGCCGGTTTTACCGAGAATATCTCGTGCTGGACCAACGCTTGTAAAATTACCTTGAGGTAGCAGAATAGAATCACTAACACCATCAAAAAAGAAAGCGTTGCTTGTTCTGCCAATTCCAACCATAAACTCACCTCAAAGAATCCTGTCAATTGGTAGGAATTGAATATCGAATGAATAGATTGGCTCGCCGCCCATTTGTACAAATGTGGCTTTTGTGACGGCTCCTTTAATGAATGAAAATTCGTATGAATCATTTGTGTCTTCAATGACAGTTGAAGCGGCTTTAGCGGCAGTTGCTTCTTTTTCCGATGGTTTTACCAATGCGCCAGTAGGCATGAAGAAATTCATTGCTTTGTATTTTTCTCCATCTGCATTTACAGTTGAATTAAATGGAATTTGTATGCCCCCTATGTACATACCATGTTTTGCTTTTGCTTTAAGTCCCAAATTACCCGCTTGTATTCTTTTGTTTTTACCATAAGTAAAGCCTATTCCACTGGTAAATCGAAATCCACCATCGTTAGAATTGTTAAGCACAGCGTACAATTCAGCCACTTTATCACCAGCACTCTTGCCCGTGAATCCAGCAGAATCATCAACACCGTTTTTGAAATTCTTAATTGATGGGGTGTACAACGATGAACTGTTCCAAGAAACAATAGTGTTTCCATTCGCACCTGTCACTTTTTGTTCAATTTTAACAAGTGTGTTTTCTTCGTCACTCAATGTTGATTTGTGAAGAGTAGCAGTAAATCTGTTGCTTAACAATACATTATCTGCCGTAGCGGTACTGTTGATAAGGTTGACTAAGTTTGTAGCAATTTCAACAGCAGTATTCATATCCGAATTATCATGAATTGACACATGATATTTGCCACTACTGGCTGTATTGTGGGCTTGAGCAGTTGAAGATTTGATGAAAAGAATTTCGTAATCTTCTCCATCTGTTGCTATTAAAGTGAGTTTTGGAATAAGAAAACTACCAAAATCATTGTGTGTTAAAGTAGCCGCTAATGAGGTAAGGTCGCCACCTGCTCCTGTACCAACCCATGACGAATCCGTATTGTTTTTTCTTGAAAAGTCAATGCTGGCCGAAGCCTTTTGCCCAAGCGACACACCAGTTGAAAGGTCGTCATCAACAATATACCCCTTCAACAAAATAACCGCCTTTGGTCTGTTCATATCAATTGCAAAACGCTGTGCGCCGCCTCTTAATCCAGTACGAGCGTTCACACCACGGTCCACATCGAGTACCAGTTCGGTCACATCGAGTGGGATTAACTCACCGTCTTTACGGACCAAACGGACAGGAACATTTGTCACCATCAGTATCGCCCTCGCATGGTTGAGCCACCGATACTGCGAGCAAGTTCTTGTTGAATCATGTTGCCAATCTCCCTTGCTAATGCTCGCTTGTCTGTGCGGTCTGTAATACCTCCGGCATTGACGGTGATGTTGTATGTACCGCCGCCCATACCAGCCCCACCGGGGTTGTTGCGCTGGCTTAGGGGAACAACCGCCTCCGGCCCATCCTCACCAATCATAGCGAGTGTAGGCTTGTTGATGATACCACCTTTTGCTAATTCGGGTATTTTCCATTCGGATAAATTAAAACCAAAAGAGTATTCAGTGCCGGTAAATGGGTTGGAAACAGTTTTCTGAAAATCAACACCTGCTAACAAATCATTCAACAGACCTATGAGAAAGTTGATGCTACCTTTTATTCCACTTACCAACGATTCACCTATACCACCCAGTGCTATACCAATATCAATAGCAAGGTTTTTCCAAAAATCAAGTGTAAAAAATTCGGGAAGAGAAGGCAAAGAGTCCCAAATGTTGCTTATTTTGGTGCTAAAAAATTCATAGATACCTTGTACTTTTAGTATGGCTTCGTCTTTCAAACCACCAAAGAAATCTTTGAAAATCTGCAATTTTGTCTTAACAGGTGTGATAAATTTGTCGTTAATGAAAGTTTTAATCCCCACCCATTTTTCAATAACAGTTGCTTTGAAACCAGTAAACCATTCTCTTAAGATACCCCATTTTTCTATAACTGGGTCAACTACATTATCGGTAATGAAATTTTTAATACCTTGCCACATTTCTTTTACCGGGGTGACAACATTATCATTGATGAAGTCCTTGATACCTTGCCATTTTTCAATAACAGTTTCTTTGAATCCAGTCCACCATTCTTTGATTTCGCCGAGTTTTTCCATTACGGGTTTACCAAATTTATCAAACACAAATTGTTTGAGGGCCGAGAACATTTTCATTGCTACTTTTCCTATTTCGATAAATCCCGATGGAATGTTGCTAACCGTCGTCATTATGGATTTAATAGCGGCTATTATCACACTACTCATTCAGTACCCTCCCAATCTAAAAACGAGTAATCCAAACTTACCATTTCCCTGTCACCCGCCTTCGCCTGTTGTTTGCTATGTTCGGTTTTCTTTTTGTCTTCTTCGGTTGCAACCATCGCCCATACGAGTGATTGCTTGAATAAGTGAGGTGGCATTGAGTACACTTCAAGCAAAGAAATTGAGTAATGTTTAGCGATGGTATAAGCCCAAAGTTCAACTTGAGATGTTAAATCACTTTCACTGTCAATTTTATCTTTGCTTAGAAACTTCTGCACCCTCACTTTGTCGGCTTCGTAAACCCCCCTTGCAAAGCCTCCGCCATCTCGTTAGGTTGCGGTAGCACTTTCGAGAGTTGCTCACCGACATAGCCCTTGAGTGACAGCATTTCTTCTGTAGTCAAGGATGGATTGGTTTTAGTGACCCAATTGGTAAATGCAAATTTCCAGTAGCCTTTCAAGTTCAATGCTACATCCCCGTTTGCTACGAGGAACATTTCTTGAGCGGCGGCTTGAATGTCAAGGAAGGAGATTTCACGAACCCAAACTTCGATGATTGCACTTTCGTCATCGGGGTCAACCCGAATCTTGTGCTTGATAACATCGTCATTCTTCAATAATAGGCTCTTGTTCATCACTACTTGTTGTTTGTTCATTTGTTGCACTTCCATTGGTTACAGCCACCTCTTCGGTGGGGGCATCCGGCGTTTCTTCGGGGGCTACCTCTTCGGTAGGGCCGTCAGTCACACCCTCGTCGTTTTGCTTAAGTCGGAGAACTATCTCGGCTTTTGTACCGTAAACGGGCAAGCCTCGTTCTTTGCATAGTTCTCGCAGTTCAGCGACGGTTAGGGAATCGTATTGTACTTCATCAACGATGAAAGGGGATGGTGCGTCTTCTTGCACCAGCGGATTGATTTCTTCTTCGACCACTTCAACAGGGTTGTTGAGTATGTCGATGATAGCGGCGTGAATGGTGTGGTTTGAAGCACAGTCAATGTCTGTTTCCACTGTGTCAAGACCGTTTGCCTTAATCACCCACTTGGCATAGCCAACTGGTCCGAGGCGGCGATATTTTTGCAGTGAAGTTTTCATTTTTTCACCTCAATACTTTGGAATTGCGTCACGGGCCAAGACTTTGATAGCCTTTGGCATAATTTTCAATGTGGATTTTACCACGCCTTTGTCTTCGGGAATTTGAAGTGGTGCTTCAATAATGTAGTAGTCATCAATCAAAAGCACCATTTTTTCACTGTTAGCGGCTGTTGTGCTACCCGTAAGATTCTTTTCAAATATAATACGAATTTGATTGGTTGTTGAATTACCTTCACCATTGACGCTAAACTCCGTTCCTGTACGCATTTTGTGGTAAAACAACGGGTCATCCACTGCAATTTCCATTGTCATTTCATACGAAGTTTGACCTTCAACCATGAGGTTTGCGTTTCTTGCACCAGCAAATGGTACTTGGTCCGTTGATGCTGATGCTGATTGATACTGTCCATTGATAGTATGAAATGCTTGCATACCCGTTTGGCCTGTCAATGAAAAGTTCATTACTTGAGCAACTTGTTGTCCAGCCAAAGTAATGCTACCGTTGTAAAACATGAATGGTTTTTGTGTACCCTTAGCAATGCCGGAATTGATACGACCTTGTTCTGTGTTTGCTGTATCATCAAACATGCGATGAGTGGAATATCGTGTGACAGGAGTTGATTCTAAACGACCAGTATCGGTATAGCAAAGAGCCGCATTGAAGTTGACTGAAAGGCGTAGTGCCGCATCGTTGTCAGTTGTCATAGTAAAGTCAGTGACCTTGCAACCACGGAACACACGAGTCAACTCTTTTGAATCATTAACCCCGCCGTCTGTACTGGATTCATCGGAGTCCATATCTCGTCGGCGTTGTGATACTTCAAGAGCAAATGATGGTTGAGTGCTTCGTGAGAAAAGTAAGTGATTGACAGGGTTTGTAATCGTACCAGTTGGAGAAACAATCACAGGTAAAGAACTTGTATTATCGGGGTCACGAATTTCAACATCAGTACCAGCGGCGTGAGGGTATAGAAGAGGTTCATCTAAGTACAATTTATTGCTATTTTCAGCGATAGCAATGACTCTTCTTACTTCGTGTGGTTTAGCGTTATCAAATTCAAAGTCAGTGAGTGTACCATCCCATGTTCCACCGTCTGCTTCATGGTCACTTACTATCGGAGCAACAGCAATTTCACCTACTAACGCATCATCACGAATTTCAACATAATCGCCTACTGCAATTGCATTAACTGGTGATTTAGATACTACGATAATATGTGATTGTCCAGCAATTGAAGCCGAAGAAAGAGTAGTAGCCGCATTACCACCATCCGGTGAAAGAATCAATTCATTCCCAAGACAGTATTTAAGCCAGCGAGCAGAATGCATAGCGACTTCAAATGAACCACCTTCGTTGGTAAGTTTGCCCGGAACTTGTATGCTTACATCACGACCAAGCCCTACAACATGAAACCGCTTCAAGTCCACTTTAGTTTCGGGTAGGGTAAGAGCCGTAGCAATACCTAAGAATTGGTCTGTTTTGACTGATTCATTTGCCGTAGTTTGAGTCATCTCAACATCCATAGGTGGAGTTTTGTATGGTAAAATTTCAAGGATATTATCTTCACCCATAGTGACCATATCATCTGTTTTCATTGCGGGCGTAATTTTAATGATATTTGAAAAATTTTCAACAATAGTAAAAATACGCCCATTGCTTGCTAAGTCACCCGAATCAACATCATCAGCCCCGCTTCCACCCGAAGCGGTCCAAACAAGTTGAGAGCCAACAAGCATATTTTTTGGGTATCGTAATTCAGTTGGTCTAAATGTAAGCGTACCATTTGTCACAGGACCAGTGGTGGTCGATGCTGATAATTCAAAAGTTGTACTATTTGTAATTGATACGATAAAAGCACCGGAAGGAATACCTGTGCCTTCAACCAACATACCCACTAACAGCAATGCTGTGGAGTCCATTGTAATCGTTGGGTCATTGTTGTAATCGCAGGTTGCATCAGTAAAAGTATTTGTTGCATCAAACAACTCATTATTGACTTCTGTTTTAAATGCCAAAGTGGTGATGTTATCATTAGTTGCTACAAGAAGACCAACATCATCATCACCTGCCGCTCCAATTTTAAGTTGCAAACCCGTTTCCGGTGCAAATGATACTTCTGCTAAATCGCCCTTGTACACTGTGCTTGGCATGTTAATCAACTCATGGTATTGCTTCTGCGAGTATTACTACTTCAACTTGGAATGTCATACGGAATAATTGCTTGCTACGGTCGGAAAGGTCGGTGCGGGTCTTGAAAACTAAACGGTCAAAACTTACTCCATCCCCCTTTCTTTTCGAGTGAATTAGCCTTCGCACTTCGTTCTCAAGTGCTTGCAGATGCTTCCTCCCCTTAACAGTTCGCATATCAACCGTGATATTTATACGAGAAGTGACGAAATCATAGAACAATTCCGGTGCTTCTTCGTTGTGTGCGGTTTCATAGCACATGATATAATCATGGCGTTGCAAATCAATACGCTTTCCTCTTTCCGGCGATGTGGTAGCAATATCAATTACTATGGGTCGTATATTGCTGGTATTTCCCCGATTCCAGTCAGTTTGAAACAGGTTAATGATAACATCAAGTGATTCAGTCCAAGTTGCAACCATCAAATTCCACCTTCGTTTTTCTCAATCATTTCTTTAAAGTTTAAAGGAATAATAAAACCATCTTTGAATTGCAAATTGTGTTCCACCATCTTCGGATTTTGCCGTAGCATTGCATCATCGGTGGCTTTGAAGAGTTTTTCCATCTCTTCATCAGTGGCTTGTTTTTTACTTGAAGTGTTAAAATATGCACCATCTTTTTGTTGTAAACCTTGAGCAGTAGCCTCAATGTACATCATTCGCTCACGAAAATCTTCGGGTTTTTGAGTAAACTCTTCACGCATTTGCTTTTGCAACTGCTTGTCCTTAACAAACATTTCAATAATTCCATTGTGAAAGTATTGACCTGTATCTTTGAACTCTCGCATACTCACTCAAACACCACCATCTCGACATACTTTGGTAGGGTTCGGTCGATTTCGGCTTGATATAACTGCACTTTACTCGCAAGGTCAATGTTCTGTGTACCTTCGGGAATAAGCACCGAGCGGTCGTCAGCCATCAATAATTCAATGGCAACCATCTTGGTACATACATCTTCAATGGCTTTCTCAAGGTATCTTTCACCGTAAATATAACTGGTTTTGATAGCGTTCCATTCAAAGAACGGGTAGGAGTTGTTGAAGTAAACAATCCCCATTTCGTGGTCAAGCCACCAATCACGGAGTCGGCCACTGTCGCCACTACCACTACCGCCCTGTAGGTCAACCAAAAGTGATTGTTGGGTGATAGCCCCTGTAATTGCTCCTAAACTACCGGTGACAGCCACGCATCCTGTAAAGGAGGTAGCCGTCTTACCTGTGTATCGGAACACATCACCACTGGCATCAATAGCAACACCAGCATTTACGAATCCTTCTGTGGATGCTACATTGATAGTTGTACTGTCAAGGCTTGTGAATGTAGTGCTGTTGGTCTGTGTTTGGTCAATAGCAATACTTGATGAATTGGTGACCATACTACACACCTCACCAGCCTTTACACCCCTCATGCTGGTGACTTTGACCATACCTGTGCCGTAATCGGCGTTGGCAGAAGCCAAGAACTCATTATGAACACCGATATTTGATGTGGAGCCTTCAAGTGTAAATGATGGTGAAAACTCAACAGCCGCTTTACTTACACGGTCTTCCTTGTTTATGAGGTCAGCAAAGTTTTGCGCTACCGTAGCGGCATCAAAGTCGTCACGCCACTGGCCTGTACCAGTGCCTTGAGCAAGAGTAGCAACACTTCCATTACCGGGTGAAAAGTACACTGCGGCTGAACTAAGCGAAGACACATCCTCAAACTTTACACGGGCTTCTGCCGCACCAATTTCACGATAATCAGCACCTTGCCATAGTTCAAGGCGAAGAATTTGCTGTACATTCCTAAAAAGGAGGGGTGCAGTACCGACATAATCAGTGTAGTACCGTCGTCGGTATGGCTTGTATGTATCGAAATTGATGTACTCGGCTGATACCAAATAAGGTCGCCAAGCGTTGCGAGTAAGATTGTCGATGCGGTCTTGCATCTTGAGAATAACATGGTCCACTTTGGCTTTCGTCATTCCACGAGTACGGCCATCGGTAAACGATGCTTGGTTTTGCACATAGGTGTTATCAGCCGCTTGATAGTCAGCCGCCGTAATACTACCACTGAAAGCCAGTTTTACACCACTGGCTGAACTGGTGATAGCAGTAATGACTTTTTCAAACCCCAAAGGGTCTGCATCGGAATAAATTAAAAGTGTGTCACCTACACTGTAGCCGTTGTTTCGATAGTCGCCACCAGTGACAAACACACCATCAGTAGCACTGTCGGCACTTACGAGGACAGCCTCGCTTGGTCCAATATCGAGTAGGTCAGCGACTTTTTGGGCGGTGGTGTACACTACAGCAGACGGGTCAAGTGGGCGGGTTTCCGCTTCACCGGGACTGAACACTACTGGCATACATTACCCTCCCTCACGCCATCATACAATCAGTACACATACCAGCATTTTGTATCATAAACAAATCATCTTCGTCTTGACGGTATATTCCTTTTCGACATTTTGGACAATGTGTATCGTATTCTTGCCCCTGCCAATCATACGGGTCATTTTTCAAGATACTCCAAGCATCACGCATAGGAACTTGGCGGGAGGTCATGATACGGCGCATGTGTTCAGCCTCGGCATCGGGTTTGAACTCTTCTTCTTCGGGCGGCATACCATCACGGAGTTTACCTTCACTGTCAAACAAGTTAGGTGTTCCACCCATTGCTCGTTCAGTTTCAGCACTGGAAGTATCAGTAATATCAGCAATGTCTTCTGCACTCATAGGGTCACTCAACGAACTTTCCAAGTTTTGCCCCTCAAAGGGTACTCTTTCGTTGAGGAACTTGATTCCGTGTTCCTCCGGGTTCGCTACAGCGTCGTACATGAGTTTGTCACGGGCTTGAGTAAACCGTTCAGCACCACCAACTTTACCTCGTTCAGTACCCATATCACGATTGGCTTTTCTGTTTGCCCACCGTTGAAGACGAATTTCTTCACCATCTGCGGTGAGTATTCTTTGCCGGTGAGGTTGCATTGCTTTAATCAAAATCTTCATAATATCACATTCTGTTCTTTTCGTCACGGTCGCCTAAGTTGTATTCCATTGGTTTTTCACAACTACCACATGTGGCCCTCCACATAAAATGAAGGAAGCCACAGTGTGTACAGCGTGTACCCGAACCTATGTTCAGCACATCACCGATATTACGATTACGGTTGCGTTGTGAAGATGTAATACCCTTGAGGGGGTTTCGCTCGTCAGTCACAGCGGCAATGCTGTACTCACTGTCGTTCTTGACACCTTGCTTACTCGACCGCACCATGTCGCTAAGGTCGAGAGTTCTTGCATCAAATCCCATACCTACTCACCTCAAGCGAGTTGGTATGTCACCATGACAAAGATATTTCCCAAAACAGGGAATACTTCGGTGTCAATCACAGAACTCGTACTGCTTGAATCAGCAACTGCTTGAATGAGGTCTTCAACTGCCGCCGCCCATGTAGCCGCCGCATTTACCTCTTTAGGCGAGAAAGGGCCGAAGCACTTTACGCCAACTTTGGTTAGTGATGCCATCTAAGTCACCGCCTCAGCGTTGACCAAGAATCCACCATCGACCGCCCGAATCCGAAGTACCATCGGGTACGGCGGTGTTTTGAGGTGCGTCGATAATAAGTACCTTTCGAGTTTCATCCACTGAAATGTCAAGACTCTTATCAATAAGTGTGACTCCGGGCTTGTAGGCTCCGAACACGCAAATAGGTGCATCGTCATCCATTTGTGCAGTAAGACCCGGTGTTAGAATAGTTATCTCAGTAGGCCCGACTCCGCTTACAACGCCTTGAAAAGTACCATCAACGGCGTAGATAGATTGGCCGGGGTAAAGAGCAAGGCGAGCGTCCACACCATCGACTGTCAAAGTTTTGTTTCCAACTCCATGATTAGCGGCATTGTTAATGAGTACGCCAGTTGTGACGATTCCCGATGTAATGTGTCCACCGGAGGCTATCACGCTGGTAAGATGGCTTGAGTAATCAACTTCTCTTCCACCTGCTACAAATGTACCGGTCAACATCAAAAGGTCGCCTACTACATGCGTTCGTATATCTTGTGCTACAGTTCCCATTATTGTTCATCTCCTGTTGTTTCTTCGCTGGTTTCAACTTCACTTAAAGATTCCTCAACTGGTGTAGGATTCAAATGTCCCTCAACCAGTTTGAGTGCGGCTGTCTTTGTGAGATAGCCAGCACCCGTAGGTACTCCTTGTGCTTTTAACCAAGCAAGAATGTCTTTGCGGCTCCAACCCGTGTCGGGCAAGCCGTCATTACCTGCGTCTGTGGTTACTTCCTCTTCACCTTCAATTAAGAAGCGTGATGTAGGTAGTGTGTGTCGCCATTCGTTAAGCCATTCTTGACTTACTTCAACGACTTCTCCACGAGTCCACATACCCATTGTATGTCGCATTGGGCGTTCAAAGAACGGTCCCAAAAAGGTCACAGTAGGCACTTAGCCCACCTCAATTAAGCAAGATTGCGGTCACTGTACCTGCGCCAGCCGCTTCACCGTGAAGAGTGAGGCCCGGAAGTGCGCCACCTGTCTTAGCGAAAGCCGCTGTACCTGCGTTAGTGAAGGTAGCGGATAGAGTCTTATCTGCCACTGCACAAGTAGTTCCAACAATAGCGAGAATTTTAGAACAACCTGCGGTGAAAACCATTGTTTGCTCGGCGGCATCTGCCAAAGTGAATGCGATTGTCACCAGTCGCATACTTCCGACAGCATTACCGTCAGCGTTATTTGCATTAAAACCTGTAAGAGTGCCGGGGTATGAGCCACCAGCATTGCCGTTCAACCAACCTGTTTCTTCGATTGGTGTTCCTGTTCGCAAGTCAAGGTCCAAGAGGACATCAACTGTGCCATCAGTAAAGTCACCAGTTTCGTAACTGATTGTCATGCCTTTGTGTACTTCTGTCTGTGTTGCCATAATTTTTCATCTCCATTATTTTTTTCTCATCCACCATCACTTAAGGTCACGAATTGAAGCGTGTCCTCCGAAGAAAGTCGTCCATAGTTCTCCCATAGTTCGGTACATTCCTTCTTGTCCAAGACGGTTGATTGCGAATGGGTCACCAGTTTCAATACCACTCTCGAAGTATTGGGTTGGGATTGCGGTCGAGAAGTACAAGTAGTCCGTATCGAGGAAGTACATGCGGCTCAAGGTGTCTGCTTGAACATCCTTAGATGGGATGATTGGGACACCGTTGTAGGTAGCGACGATGAATCCGGCTTCGATACCGGGAACACCCTTCACACCGTTGTAGGTAGGAGTGATTCGCTTCTCTTCCATGAATCGCTGTTGCGACTGTAGGAGTTGTTGAAGGCGCATCAAAGTGTCATATCCTGTAAGGATGACCTTTGGGTTGCCACCACGAGTCCAGCACTTTTGGAAGATGCTGTCCAAGTGGTCGAGGGAGAGAGTTCGGTCAGTACCGGAGTTCTCATCGTGTTCTGCAAGGGACCAAGCGTTTGCACTTCGGTCGATTGAGTAAATGTCTTCATCGGAGCCAGCAGATGCACCGGTAGCGATACGGTCAAGTGACTCGAAATCGTTGCCAGCGGCGGTAGCCTTGTCAACAAGAAGCATCTTGTTGATATGCTCGGCGTGGTGCTTACCCATTTCTTCCTTGAGGATTGAGCGAATGTCGCCCAGTCCGTCATCCTTGTCAGCAAGGAACATTGCGGTTTCGCTCATGTCGAAGGTGTGAACCACAGTCTTCGGCTTTGCGGCAATGTGTTGGAAGGTAGGCTTGGTGGTGTCCGGTAGGGTTGCGTTTTCTGCAACACCGCCGCCAACACTGAACGAAGGTCGTGCAGTGATGACTCGCCATCCACTGCGCTCCCACGGTCGCTTTGGTAGGATTGAAAATGCGTTGAACTCTTGGTTCAATTGGGACCAAACTTTGCGACCATAAATCGCTTGGTATGTACCAGCAGTTGTACTCATCATTGGGCTGTCAGCCTTGAGCAATTCACTACCGGAGTAGGAATAGCCCATTGCGTTACCTGCGCCGTAGTAGTATCGTTCCATGTCAGTTACGCTTCGGATATAATCTCTTGCCATATATTTCACTCTCCATTATTTTTTTGTTTTTCAAGCCCCTCGTGTTACCGAAGCGGCGAGATTGTGTACTTCATCCCAAGACATGTTGCTCAAGTCTTGTGTGGATGGGACTTCGACATTAGATGTGGAAGCCGACTTTTGAATTGATGTGCCGGAAATGGCGATGTTGTCAATTCGCTCACTTAGAGCGTTGATGGACTTCATCACTTCATTGATTGGGGCACGAGCATCGAACTCGGCTTTTTCAGCCTCATGCTTTGCGATTGACATTTCACTGTTCAATCGGTTAGCGAATTGAGATTCAAGGTCGCCACGGAATCCTTGTTCCAATGCGGCGGCTTTGTACACTTCGTATGCGGCTTCAATATCAGTTGAAGAAACATTGCTGTGGTTAAGGTAGCCCTTGCTCATCGAAACAGGTCCGAGTGCGCCGGATGGGGTCTTACCACCGGATGAGGTGATTGCGTTGATTGCACCAGTGGAAGGAGAACCGTTCTCCTGTCCACGGCCACGGACTTGACCAGCAAAGTAGTCAGCACCGTCAACTGCATCGGGGTTGTCAAAGCCACCAAGTTGTGCCTTTTCCAAGTTGTCGAAATGTTGTCGTGCTTGTCCAGTGTTGACACCAGCAGATTTGAGAGTGTCTTCCATCCAGTTGAGGTATTCAGCAGTGATTACATCGCTGTATTCACTCTTTGCGTAGTTCATCTTATCATCTTTCATATCTTCATCATCCTTTTTGTCTTCGTCTTTTTTGTCAGCGAATGGGTTTTTGGATTCTTCCTTTTCCTCTTTGGGTTCGGAATCATCCTTTTTGTCGTTCATGTGTTCTTTGAGGCCGGGGGGCATTTCGCCTTTTTCCATTGCGTCAAGTCGGGCTTCGAGTCTGCTCATAACATTGTTTAAGTCATTTTCTGTGGTCATGTTGGTGTCCTCCTTTAGAATACGAAATTGTGCTTCGGGGTTAATTCCCTTTTCACAAATCGTAATCTCATGTAGTTCCATCTTACTGATTTCTTGGTAATCTCCATGTTCCCCATCGGACTTTCGCACTCTTTTGAATGCCTGTCCTCCAATGGAAAATCCTTGCAGATTACCCTTACGGATTTCTGCGGCCACTTCACGAGCCTTTTCAATGTCGTTGCGAAGTGAAACAACCACAAACATACCAGTATCGTCAACTTCGGATTTCCACATCCTTCCGTTTGAGTCAACATAGGAGTCAATAACTTCTCCCACTTGAATGTTAGAGTGAGCAAGTTGCACATTGCGGAACTTGTCGCTCTTCATGAATCCGCCAAAAGCATCCTTTAGTGCTGAACGGGTAATGAGGTCGCCTTGCTTGTCCACCAGTTCAACTGATGCGTAGCCAGCGATAACCATGTCGGAACTGCCCTTGATGAGAGCAATGCCGGAGGTAGGTCGCTTAAGGGACAACATTACCCTCCGATTCATTGTCATGGTATATAGAATGATACTATTACACTGAAAGGGTTGGAGTATCGTTTTCGTCGTCGTAAACGATGGACTCGTCTTCATCGGTCTTCATTTCAATGTGTTTTATTGGTTTTTTCTTTTTTTCTGCGGAATCGGGTTTTATTTCCTCTTCATCCGGCCTTTTCTTGCCATCATAATCCGGTAAGTTGCTTTCTTCGGTTAATTTTGTAGGACCGCTTGGAGATTCTATAGGTGTAGCCATATCAATTCCTAAGCCTCTCGGTCCAGTCCAAGTCAATTTTTCTTTAGCAAGTTGGTCTAAAGCCCTACTGATTACTTCAAGTGCTTTTTTTGTTGAAGGTTTAAGCAAACGATTGTCGTCTTTTTCATCCAACACCCCTGCCGATTGCTCATCTTGTTTTTTACGACTCGGTACATCTTTTTCATCCATTTCTAACTTCATAAGATGACCTTCAATCATCAATGGAGCAACGGTATGCCAATACGGGTGAAGACTTTCTGCTAATGTAATTGAGTAATTTGACTTTCTCAAATCACCCAAAGCGGAAGAAGGTGTGTGTAAATACCAATTTTCTCCAATTCTTTCAACTTGATATGTCACTGTGTCGATATTTTTCAAAATTACTTGAATAGTATTGTTGTGATATTCTAAATCGTGTGGTATGAGTATAGGTGAAAATGACTTTGTAAGTAAGTCGAGTGATTCTGTGCTGGCCGCACCTTCACCTTCACCTTCACTTTCTATTTGTCCCACTTGTACATTGTACACATCTCGACTTTTTCTTCGCTTCTTAGAAACACCAGTAATAGTCGCTCGAACAATATCACCAACTTTGAATGCTTTTTGTTGATTATGTGCTGTTCCTACATCCATGTAGAATTTGTTTTTATGCGTCACAGCCCGGTTGCCCAATGACTCACCATCAAGAATTGGACCTGCACCAAGTTGGTATGAGAATGGACCATTACCCTTACGGTTAAGAATAATGAAATTAAAGTCACGAGTTTTACGCAGTAATAACCACTTTGGATGACGACGCTCTCCTTTCATATATGTGGATTTGTTGTCACGCAAAAGTACAACCTTATGTTCGTTCTGCAAAATTTCAACAGCATCTTCAAGTCCTTCTTCATCGGTCATTTTAGTGTCATGTGGACCCGGAATGATGACATTTTCATGACTATCAAACTGCCCTCTTAGCACTTTCATGCGTTCATGCATCAGCATTTCACCCACATTGGTATCATCATAATTGATAATGTCGATGATGTTCAAATCTTCTTTACCTACAATACCATCAATAACGAAATTGTTGTCATTTAGTTCTGCAAGGCTTTCTTTGAAGGCTTTTTTCAACCCAACTTTACGGCCATTTTCATCGTAAGTAGTGATTTCATTGTCTTTTTGTACGATAATAACACGCTTACCATCGTACCATTTACTCACAACCCAAGAGCCACTGAACCCTCTCAAATGTTCAAGGTCACTTAAATCAAAGATACGATGCATGGGTCGCACAGGTGGAACCCATTCAGCATCACTACTCTTTGTCAAAAGAACATCCGGGTTCAAAAGAGATGCAATATATTCTCCCATCTCACCCAAAGCAATACGGTCTTCTGCTGTTTCGTAAGTTAATGGGTTCATCGCTAAAGCCGGTGATGTGACATTTTGTACTGGTATGCTTTCTAAACCTTGAAGCACTTGACTACCTACTTCTTTCCCGTGTAAACCAGTAATTGCATCTTGCCATGTGTTTTGAAACAACTTTGGTTCAGTAAAAGTTCCGACTACAGGTTCACCATCACTTGAAAAATCAATTCCAAATGTTGATTGTTGAGGATTAGCCACTGAATGTACTACACCGGCTCCGGTGTGTGTTGGAATGATACCATAGGTATCGGGGTTTATTCCACCTACAGGTACAGGTTCTTGATTAAAACCAACAGACAATGTGGTTTTTTCTTG